ATTATCTAATCTGGAGAGACCCATCTTATTAACACGTATAGCCGTTATGGATTATTTATCATCAAACAAATCCTTGCTAAACCTTACACGAGGGAAAAATTGGCGGGGTTTTTTTCCGACTTTTTTGAAATCAAACGTCGGTTTTCTCCTGAGCAATAGGATCTGTGTAAACTAACCTACCTTCAGGACAAGTAGAGCGTACCAATTCAAGTACATTCATAAACTGATCTGTATTATCACAGACAACTTCTTTTGTATCTCCTTCATTAGAATAAAGATAAAAAGTTTTCTTAAGTGGGTCTACGACACACTTCATTAAGTATTCTTCGTCCATCCAAGCACTAATCATGCTCATTTATTATACCATCAGTTAATCTTATTGTCAACGAGTTATGGTATTCTGACCAGCGTATTTAGGATCATTAGCCTCAGGGTCTGGATAATCCTCCCATGTTTCACCTTTATATTCTACTGTTAGAGGATTAATATCCTTTCTTTCCGCATATACATGATAGAAACAATCAATAGGCATTCCACCTTTTGCTTGAAGATATACTTTCTCATCATCCCATCTCTTTATAATGATATCCTGATGAGCACCAATAGGTTGAAGTTGTACTGTAATACTATCTACATGTACTAAATCTTTCCAATAAGAAGGTAAGAAAATCTCCTTTTCATTCCTCAATCTTCCTCTATGATAAACACCAACCTCTGCACCTTCAATACATGCATGAGCAAGACGCATCCCTTCCTCAGATGGATGGGGTATATCAAATTTCTTAGGCAAACCATCTGCTACTGAGTGTCTTGCTTCCAATCTTCCAGTAGATAAGCAATCAACTGACCCAGTGACATACATATCACCATCCAATAAGAAATTGCCTTTCGCTTCTAATACCATAGGCAAACTACCAGACACCCCAAGACTGTCTGTAGGATGAGGACAATCTTTATCTCCGTTTGTAAGAGGAGCTAACATTAAAGTAGCATCAGCACTACCATAAGTTGATTGATCGCCAAAAAGAACTGGACCTTCTGCATAAAGAGATCCATTAATTCTTTTTGAACCTTGTCCAACTGCAGGAGGAGCACCTGTCCCCACCATTATTTGTCCACCTACTTGAACATCGTCTAAATTAAAAGTCATGTTACTTAACCTCCTTTATACATGTTTTCCATTTGATATTTTTGATGCTGATTTTTAGAATCTTTAACCTTCACAGCATCGCTAACTCCTTTTACTATAGAAGCATACATCTTTAATGCTGTATTGGCAACTATCTCACCAGTTCCTGTAGATACTATCTTGTAAATGGATTTAGTAGTAACCAGTAATTTCTTCGTATCTACTTTAATTGTTTCTGTTGCATCTATCTTAACCAATCCTTTATCAGTTCCTTCACCTGTTGCATTCAATTCAATACAGGTTGCCGACAATCTAATCTTACCATTTAATGAAACAATAGAAATGTCACCATTCTGTGCTGTTATATTTAATGCATTCTCTTCTTCTTTACAATTCCTACCACACTCTACCCTAAACTGTGTAGGTGTAGTTAAAGTAGTAAAACCTTTTCTCTTACCATCAATCTCAAAACTAAGTTGGTGACGAGAATCATCAGAACCCTCACGACCAACACCAACACAGACACCCATTGTAACATCACCTTTCTGGTTGATGTGTCCAAACTTAATGTGTCCTAAATCATTACCAAGTCCAAGCTCAGTATAATTCTTTTTAGCAGTACTAGATAACCTATCCATATTTAAATAAGAGTGTCGGGAGTATTAGGGATGTCAAGATTAGGATCATCACTTGCAATATCAGTACCCTGTCTCTGAATTGCAGATGGAGGTGTAGTAACCATACCATCGATGCTTTCTTGTAGTGTATCATATATCTGAACTAATCTACCAGCAGTTTCATAGTATCCAGCATATCTAACACCATCTTTATAGAAGACAGCACCATAGTAAGGTCTACCATCATAGTATCCCGTCTGCTTAAGTCCAACAAGATCAGTAACCTGTATTAATTTATCAGGATCAACATCAGGTGCTCCTGGAGTTCCAGGAATAGGATCACGATGCACTTTAAACTGTGGTTTAAGTGCTGCAGCAACTCCAGTAGGACTATCAATATAAACTTGAGGATAATGGGTAAATCCTATACCAGGATTAGTTACATTAACCTTCTTAATTCTACCATAATTATCACATTCTAAAAGAGCTTCTGCTCCATTAGGAGGATCAATCACTACTGGATCTTTAGTACAATCATAGTTAATACCAGGATCATCAACATCTATAGTATCTAATTCTAGAATAACTGGATATCCTGTGCCTGGTGGAGGATCATATGAATTACCAGGATCATCAACAATAACCCTAGTAACAACTCCACCACCCTCTACTGTTCTAGGACAAGGTGGAGGAATTAATTCTGCAGAAATAGATATAGGATTCTCCATCCAAGACTTACTAGAAACAGATGTACCTGCAAAAGCATCAACTTTTCTTGTGATCATTATACCAGCAACTACAGGGTTACCACCATAGTATGACTTTCCAAGATCCTTATTAAATAAAACGACTTCTAAATCTATTTTCCCTTTAGATATCCTCCATTTTTTCTCTTGCACACCTCTTCCGACTCCAGAACTAATAATTTCCTCACCATCAATTTTAAGAGTAACTGTATCATCTGCTATTGCTTTTATATAATAATCATCTGTTGCAGGAAAATCTACACCTTTAAATGTCATAACCCAAGTTGTACCATTATGAGTTTTAATATACTCCTCATCACTTGTCCATGTTGGAGTGATAAGTGGTCCGAAACCATTATATGATCCATAAGTTGATAATGCAGGACCATTATAGGTTATTCCATATCTTTGTGCTGTTCCTGTTGTTGGAGGATCAATTACATATTTACATTTATTACCTTGAACATCATAAAACCTACCATGAGACGCACTACATACCAAATCATCATGAGTAACACCACCTTGTTCTCCTGCTGGTACATTAGGAAGATCCTCTAACTTTACTACCCCACCATTTACCTTTAAAGCACCAATAGGAGCAGGAGTATTACCCATCAATCCTTGTCCTGCGTTTACCATTTCTACCTCATAAACCTGACCAACAACAACATCCTTTTTAAACTCATTATTAATCTGCTCCAACTTTTTCACTAATTCCTCACTTTGAGTTTCAACTGTTTCTGGTTCATCCATCTGAATAACATTAAGCACAGTGAAATGTGCTCTAACATCACCAATTAAATCGGGTCCAGCAGTTGCACCAGCACTAGTATCAAGATCATAGAAACAAAGTCTTTGATTTGCTTTATCAGCATCAGTATTATCCTTAGCACCACTAGAAGTAATTTCAGGTGGTGAGGTAGGATTAGGATCAGGAATAAAATTAAAAGTACGAGTTACACTACCTACTGTACCAGATTGTTTCCAAGTTGTATTTCCTATTTTAATTTCATCCAATACTACTCCAGCAATATTAGGATTATCACTCCAACTATAAGTCATTGTAACATTTCCACCAGTTCCTAACAATCTAGTACCATCATTAGAAAAAGTAGCATTACCACTCTCAATAGTAAATGTAGCGTTTACATCAAATCCATTATCTGAATTATCGTCAAATGAAAGTTTCTTAGAATTAATAAATTTTAAATCATTAGGTGTTTTTAATCCAACATATTTAATTTTTGATGTACTTTTTGCTTGAAAGAGAGCACCACTAAAGGTAATTTGATATTCCTTACCATTTTTAAATACTGCATCTTTGACAACAGATGAACCCTTATAAGGCCAAGCAGGAAGTGCTTTAGTTTGACCAACATCAAATCTTAATGGTGCATTATCTGTTTGAATAACAACAGATTGAATAGCAGGAGCTTCAGAAATAGTCTTTATCTTCTTTTGACCATAATCAAAATCAAAGAAGTTTTCATTACATTCATCATAGTTACCTTCAAGACCACCATGTGTATCATTAAATCCTAATTCACCTTGAGTTACAAAACCTAGTGGATCTAATTTAACATTACCCTCTGCAGAGGCTTTAATTGCAACATTCAATGCAAATAATGTCCAAGTATTAGTCTTAAATGAATTAACCCAATAATCAAATCCCTCTGCTTCTGGTTTCCTCCTTAATATAGTTGCATAAGACTCTGTAATTTGTTCAAAGACCATTTTATAGGTATATTGTCCTCTGATTTTTTGATCTAACCAAGTAGGAATGTAACTCATTACATAGTTATCCTCTACTTTAAAACCATCATTATACAGAAGGTATCCCTTAATGGTGTTAGCATATCCAGCAGGAGTAACACCAGTAGTAGGTACACATGTAGGTTGAACGAAAGATCCTCCTTTAACGATTGGTGCTACACATCTAAAATCTAACTTAGCTTTAACTCTATCATTACCAGAAGCCTTTAAATAATACTTACCATCCCTCTCTATAAAATTCACAACAGCAGGAGTAGTAGGACCAGGAACAAGATCAGTTTTAGTTACATTCTCACCTATTAATTTTGGTCCTTGATCTTCAAATAAACCTTTAACCTTTATCGCATTAACAAATGCACTACTAGAAGATACTCTAAAGTCAACCTTTTGAATACCTCCACCAGTACTAGGAGCAATATTAACCCAATCACTAGTAGAAAAAACCTTCTGATCAATTAACTTTACTTTCTTTGAACTATTATTCTGAAGCTCTACTTTAATCTCTTTCTTTCCTTTTGATAAGTAAAACTTTGTCTCTTCATACTCAACATAATTCTTATTCAAAAGTTCCATTTTCACATCACCATCAATAGATATCCTACCAATATCATCCATTAATCCTTTAAGTTTATACCAACCATCATATTCAACATCCACATCCCAACTATTAGTAAACCAAATCCCACCATGATCACTTGATCCTGTAGGAAGAGGAGGAACAGGTGACATTCCATACTTATTATGAAACGGTTTCCAACTATCAAACCTTACAGGATACCATGTTCCATTCTTTGCACCAGGAAATCTTGTAGACCATACAGGATTACGAGGACATCTTCCTTCAACCACAGGTTTTTTCTGAACAGGAGCAGGTGGTAAAGGTGCTCTAATATTTAAAGCAACACCCATTGGATTAGCGTGCCAGGATCTAAGAACTTCTTCAGTATAAGTAACACCACGAGGACTCTCAATAGTAATAGCAAGAGCCATTGGATTTAAACCCCAACCACTATAATCATGAATAGCACCTTTCCCCTTTATCTTACCAAATCCAAACTGACCACCAGGAATTTGTGTAAGATCTGCTTGAATCGTATACTTTCCTGCCTCAATATACCTATTATACTCTCCTATTCCTGTACTTTTAATTCCAGTCTTCTCTGAAATTATATATCCTTTCTTTGAAATTCTAACTGCCTGTGACTGACCACCTTCATCTCCAATAGTAAGATCAACATTATCATCAACTCCTATTCTGATAGTATAGTTTCCACTAATAGGGAAGTTAACATTGTTCCATCTAATAGTATGAGTTCCTGCATAAGGGTTGTCAGGAAGAGTATTTAAGGTATCAAAAGGACAGACACCATAATCATTCATAAATCCACCCTTCTTATTAACATTCGTTCTCCAAAGTTTTCTATTTGCTGCTTTAATATAATCAGTTGTATTAAAAATATCACGCTGCTTGTGAGTTATCTGTGTACTTTCTTTAGTCTTTGCATCTTGATTAACAATATCTTTTGCCCTTAAAGCACCAATAGGAGCAGGAGTATTACCCATCAATCCTTGTCCTGCATTACTAACAGTAACTGGATAGACTTTACCAACTATAACAGTCTTTTTAAAAGTCTTATTTAATTGTTTTAATTCTAACTTACCTGGAATAGAAGGAACTGACTCTGACAGTTGTTTTATGTTAAGGATATTAAAGTGTGCTCTTACATCACCATCTAAATCGGGAGAAGTAGTACTTGCACCATCAGATACATCTTCATCATAGAAAGCAAGTCCCTGATCATTATTCCAAAGTTGAGGTGGTGGAGCAGTTTCATCAGTAAAATAAAAAGTACGAGTTTGACTACCTGTCGAACCTTTTGTACCATAATCAGGTGCAAAGAAGTTCTCATCACATTGATCATAATTACCTTCAACACCATTATGTTCAGTATGCAATAATAATTCACCATCAGTAGGGTTATTAGCATCTACAGTGATTGCATTATTAAGACTTGCTAAATCTTGAATAGTATTATCCTTGAATGAATTAACCCAATAATCAAATCCACCTGCCTCTGGCATTCTACTTAGAATAGTTGCATAAGAAGACATAATTTGATCAAAGACCTGTTTATAAGTGTAACCTGGTCTGATTGTTTGATTTAACCAAGTAGAAACATAACTTGTTACATAGGATTCTGTTACTCTAAAACCATCATTAAACTTAACATATCCCCTAGTGGTGTTAGCATATCCAGCAGGAGTAACACCAGTAGTAGGTACACAGTTATTCTGAAACCATCTGGTATCACGAATCTGAATTTGGTTTACTGCTTTTCCAGCAATATTAGGATTATCACTCCAAGATAAAGTGATTGTAACCATTCCCCTGTTTCCTTCTAAGCTTCTACCATCAGGAGCAAAAGTAACATCACCACTCTCAATAATAAACTCACTATTACAATCACCACCACTACCATCTTTTAAACACAATCTCTTACCATTATCCCTAACTGAAATAGGATTATTTGATGGATTCAATCCATAAAATTGAATCTCCTTCCAATTACTTGGTGTTGGTAGTTGAAATCTTGCCTCACTAAAAGTAATTTCATATTCTTTATCATTCTTAAACTTTCCTGACTTCACAGTTATCATACTTTCCGCAAAAGGCCAAGTAGAAGAAGGACTTACTGGACCTGATAATAATTCCAATGGTGCATCTTCTGTTTGAATAGTAATAGCATTTACGGAATGACCACCACCTCTTATAGAATCAGCTCGATGCTTACGAAATTCTAATTGAATATCTAATAAATCATTACCAGTTACTGTCATATAATACTTGGTATTCCTACCCGATCCTCTAGAAATAAACTTAGCAGACGCTTCTATCTGACTAGTCTCAGGAAGTGTTGGTTCTCCATCTACCAATTCTGGTCCTTGCTCTGTAAACAAATCCTTTACTTCAATTTTATTAATAAACGCACTGGCACTAGTAACCGTATACTCTACCTCAAGTTCTGAACCTTCTGGTTGATCAAGAGAAGGATCGACTTTATATTTTGCTTTATTCTTATTAATATCAAAGAACCTACCCACCTTAGCATAACATTGTAAGTCATCATAAAATACTTCTTTTCCACCTCCACCTGTTGTTGTACCTGGAATATCCTCTAGTTGTAATATAGAACCATGAGTTTTTGAACTTGCTTGAACTGTTTTGGTTTCCAAGATAGGAGTATTTCTTAAATCAATCCTTACCTTATGAGTTCCTTCAGTAACTTCTTTCTTTACTATAGTAGGAAGAGATAAAATTTTTCCAGCAGCACCACCAGCACCTAACTCATACTTTGTAAGTTCTTCATTATTAAAATAAACTGTTGCTGTATTATCTGCACATCCTTTAAATGAATACTCACCATCCCAAGGAAAATCTACATCCCATTCTATACTAAATACCTCTCCTGCATGATCACTACCCTTTGCATGAGAAGGAGGAATAGGAGAAATAGCATGAGTATTCAACCACCCATTCGTACTCCAATCTAATATCTTACCTTCACTATCTTTAGGTGGTGGTGTTTCATTCCATGCTACATGCTCTACTTTATATAACTTTCTAGTAGTTTTTCCATTACTGGTTATTAAATTTGGACCTGGAGGTTTAGCAGCCCACCAAAATACACCTGCTCCCTGATTTACTCCACTTGCTCCACCTGTCGTACCCCAACGATTCAAATAAGTAGATTTTTTTAATGATTCTGCTGCTCGCTTTGCAATAGATGCCGCTTGTTCACCTGTAACTCCTGCGGATATTGCTGCTGCTATCGCTGCTTCTTGACCTGCTGCTACTGAAGCTCCAGTTATTTCTGCTGTTCTTATTGCTAATATTGCTGCTTCTCTTGCTTTACTTTCTGCTGCACTTACCAATTCACCACCACTACTTTTTGAAGGTACAAAATTTTGACCCTCCATAATACTAGTGGCATCCGCAATAGTTTTTGATTCTGCTACTCCTCCTCTACCTGAAGTAGCAATCTTATGCAATGCATCAATATAATTATTAGTTACAATATCAAATGGTACTCCCTCATCCCCTGTATACATTTGAGGATTCCATCTACCTATAGGCTTACCATCAGGACCATACCAAGTATCATCTGGAGTTTCAGATGGATCTGGAGTTTCAATAATATACTCTTCAAAATCATCTTCCTTATCATAAACTATCTGAGTCTCTGCAATTTCACCTATTACAGAAACTAAAGAAGCACCAGCACCCTTCCCACTACTATCTCTCATTTTTGTAATAGGAGCATACTTATATCCAAATCCACCAGATACTAAATCAACAGCAAGTACTGCTCCATCCTGACCTATGATAGGATTACCAACAACACCTACTCCACCACCACCTGAGAAGACAACTTCAGGAGGTTCAGTTGGTGCTTCCCATTTAACACCACCACCACAGTTTTCTCCTTTTTCATCTATTATTAATGCATCAGGAGTTAATTGATTAACCTCATTAATATTTAAGAATTTAATCTCATCTCTAGTAGTAAAAATGAAAGTAGTTCCAGGATCCTTTTGAGCATATATATTTGCATCATTAACCCCTATACCAGTTACATATCCACGAGTAGTAGATATATAACCAACCTTAATATCCTGTTTAGTGGCCTCTCCAAAGAGATTGACATCTTGAGGATCTATCATCTTATATTATAGTTCTTTTTAAAGTCATAGTAATATTTATTAGGTATCCATTAATTGATTAGTAGCATTTTTGTAACCAGCTATTGTATTCTCCAGTGCTATTTGTGCATCCTTACCAACAGGTGGTAACCTAAGATTAATATCCTGTGGATTAACAGGTAAAGCAAATCCAATAGATGGTATGGGAGGTGCGACAGTAGTTTCCACATTTGCCATTTCCATAATTTGTGCCATCATTGGCATCTCTTGAGTGGGAGCAGCTTGACCAGCATCACCTAAAGTATAATAATCAGCAAGTGCTTTATTAGGTTCCTTTTCACCTGGAAATATGTTTACTGGCATGTTATCAAAATCAAGAGCACTTGTCAAGTTACCCATGACTGAACTAAGACTCTTTAACATATTACTAAATCCAGCAGGAGAATCATCCTGAATAGGATTATTACCAACTCCTGCTCTCTTATCTCCCATATCTAATACACCAACTACAGTAAAGGAAGCATCAACTCCCCCATCACCACCAGGAGTACCACCTTGTGGAGCTCCTGTATTATCTACAGGATTACTACTTGCAGGTAAAGGATTTCCTACTTGTACAACTTTTATTACTTGACCTACTTGATAATTTGTTCCTCCATTAGCAATAGTAATCCCATTATCCTTAATTGGACCTCTCAATCTACCCTTAACACCTGGATTTTCAGGAACCTCTTTCTCATTAATTGCAAACTGAGCAAGAGTATTTTGAATACCATTAACAAAAGTAGTAAACTGACTATCACCTGCGGTTCCACCAGTAGCACCACTCGTAGAAATTTCTAAAATATCTCCTATTTTATATCCATTACTAGAAACTGGACTAGTATAAGGTACTTGACATCTTATCGCTCTAACCGTACTATCTTTAAAGTAAATATCTACTGTAGCACCCGATCCATTTGATGGTATCCCATCAATGTAATTATTAATAACATTGGTAGTACAACCATATATAATTCCTGTGGAAAAAGGTTGTTGTGTAGATCCATTAGGATCATTATCCTCCATAATAACATTATAATTAGTTCCAGCATTTTTTAATGTTATCCAATAATAATCTTCATCTATTACCGCATGGTTACTAGCAAGAGACATGTCAGTAAGATCATTAAATGTAGCATCTGTAATATTAGGTGCTCTACCAGCAGGACCACCTCTCTCAACTACAATATCAACTCTTAAATTACCACCAGTTCCTTGATTAGTTCCAACAATAGCTCCTCTAAATGCAGTGCCGACATTATTTTGAGTTGTATATCCAGCACCACCTCTATCATCACCAAGTCCTTCCTCATCACTTAAAGCAATTACCTCCTTAGTACTTCCCTTTCCTGCTTTATATACAAAGGTTTTCTCATAAGCATCCAATTCACTTTGCATATCTTCTACATACTTATTCATTCCATTAACTGCTTTCAGTACTGCACCATTAATATCTGCTTTATTATAATTGAAAACTTGTCCTATAAGAGATTCTGCATTACAAATAGAAACTTTCGTATAAGTTGGTTGTTCCTCATTCTGATAAGGAATAATCTCCTCACTGTTACCCCATAATGCACCATTAAACTTTGCCCAATTATTATTAAATACTGAGGGTTCAATACCTGTAGAAGCTATCCGATTTATATAAGGTCTACCTTCAAAAAGAATAATATCTAAGGGTTGATAAGTTTGTCCTGCATTGTATGGTTGAGGTATCCCACTTAAATCTGTAGTACTATCATTAGAACCTAAAGGAGAACCAGTCACTTCAAATGGAAGACCATCAAAGAAACCAGCACCAGCATTAGAAGAACCTGATGCTATTTCTTGTGCTCTTTTTGTTAAATCCGTTATGTTAAGAGAATTATCCAAAATATTTTCTATCAACCCACACATATCATCAGTAATACTATTAAATTGTTTCACTAGATTCTTATTATTCTCTTCCTTAACATCTAAAAATTGTGCTCTCATATAAGAAGGCATCTCAGCAACAACATCTGTCAATTCAGTATTCAATTTCTTATTAGTATACTCCTGCTGCTTCTGTAGAATGACTTTCATATACTTAGAAATCTGACAAGCAGAATCCTTAACCATTTTCTTAAAATCAGATCCTGGTCTTTGAGTAGCAGCAGCATAATCTGTAAGAGAATTAGTATAAAGTTTAATCTGTTTTGTTAAATTATCATTAATAGTTTGTATTGCTTTTGTTGCAGACTCTACCACATCATCTGGGGTCATTAAAACAATTTTCTCTTCAAATTTATGCTCTCTACCAATATCTTGAGCAGTCTTTAAGTGTTCACCCAGTGCTTCTGTAGTAGCACCTGGAGATGTAATAGAAAAAGGAGATCCTGCTTGTTTTCTTCTCTCTTTTAACCCTCTTTGTACATAAAACTTTTTTAATTCTTTTAACTGATCTGCATTAAAACCTTGTCCTACTAATGCTCTAGCATCCGCTAACTCTGTGGCTCTTGCAATATCAGCAAGAATCTCAGGAGTACGAGGAAGATTTGATTGTAATCCCAAATCATCTAATGAAGCACTAGGAATAGGTGGAGGTGGTGGAGTAGATTTAGGAGGTGATGGTTTCTTTGTTATTAAAGCATCTTGAGGTGGTTTAGGTCTTGCAACTAAATCAGGTAACTTTTTTTGTTTATTAGGAAATCCACTAACTGCTAAACTTGTACCAGATTCAGTAACAGGAACAGGCATTACTGTTCCCATTAAAATCTGTTCATTATTACCAATTACTCCTGTAATAACAGGCATCTGCTTGGCATAACCATCAGCCCAGTAACCACTAACAATATTACCTTGCCTTAAAGCAGGTGTTTGTTTACAGTTAGCTGCACCAGATCCTGCAGTAACAGGGAACTCGATAGAAGCCCAAGGTAACTGCTCATCTGGAATTGGATACCCATCCTCTCCTCCAAGGTCATGCTCACCAAAAACTCTTACCTTATATCTTCTTCCCCATCCAGGAACACTATCTTTATCCTCATACTTTCCTGCCAGTATGTTATCTCTCCACACGGAATCGTCAACAATCTGGCCGTGCCACCTGTTGCTACCGCTACCCCAATCCTTATTCGTTCCTTCTCCTTCTGACATAATTTAATCGTCGTAAACTCTACACTCCAGTGAATCTGGATGATTATCACAATACACTTCTAAGTGCTGATCCTCATGCCGTGTATGCCAATCATTAATCTTAGCATCATTCTTATCTACTTCATCTTCTGAGTGAGCATGGAATGCATCATTGTGCATTTCTAAATCTGCCTCAGTATATTCAATCATACCATGATTGACATGTTCTTTATGGTCTTTAGGATCGATATAAACCTCATGGTTTAAATCATGATCAGGTACTTTAGTTGTCATAATAGATTACCTCTAGCTACTAGGATTACCCTTTCTACCAAATGAATCTCTTACTAAATTTAATCTAGTATAAGTTTCATTTGCAGTAAGATAGTGTGCAAGGTCTGCTATAATATATAGCCCACCACTGTGAGAATTTACATCAGGATTGTCTTTCTTTCTATCTAAAAGGGGTGCATCTACAAATATAACATCTCCTGCATGTAATGAAAAGTCTCCAGGTATGGTAATCGTGACTTGAGCACAAAACAAATTATTATATCTCATAAAAGATTGATTAAGAATCTGGTCAAGACTAAAATCAATCTCTTTAGATTTACTAAGTTGAGATTCAGTATTACCTGTCTGTAATCCACCCACACCAACTATTTTTAAAGATGTTACAGAAAAATCTCCTTTACTTTTTCCATTTGCTGTCGGATTAAATGCTTCATTCAATACAGGTAAATTCTCTCCACCCATTTCATAACCTGAATCTTGAAATGCAAATGCTTGAGGATTATGAACATTAAATTCAAAAGTAAATGGATTAAAAGTAAGAAGTCTACTGGTATAAGCACCTACAGCAAGTTTCTTTTGAACATTATTTAAATTATTAACATTATAATCCAATGCTTTCACATCATATTCCTGCATTGATTTATCCCTTTGGGTGGTTTCATTATAAATCACACTTAGTTTTTTATCCTGAGCTAATAATCCATCAATAGATTTAAATTTAAAACCATCAGCAGTTTCAAAGAAAAAATAACCAGCACTCTCTCCTAACTTTTGGTTGGTTGCAGATACTCCTTTCCTAGATAACTCATTCAGTATATAAAAAGGTTTTTTATTCTTAGGAGTTTCATTAATTTCACCTACAGTCTCTTCAATATCAACATCCTTTGTAGTAGCCAAATACTTATCTTTAGTAAGAATTTCTCTTACATGGTCGGATATTGAACCATCCATCCTAGAATTAATCCTTACCTTTTCATTTAAAATATATTCTTTAGATACTAAATGCAACTGAGTCAATGACTTTGTAGTTTCATTCAACAAAGGAGTAACATCATTCACAAACAATGCATTGTTCTGTCCATCCTCTTCATCTTTAAATATAAGTTCATTACCATTATTATCAGCAAAATGTAAATGAAACTGCTCAGAACCTGTTATAGGTACTCCATCTACTGCAGTCTTTCCTTCATTTACATTAGTACCAGTGTCTATAAAAGTAAATGAAGCTTGTATAGTATCCTGTAATATACTTTCATAATAAGTCAGATTAAATGAACCTGCCTCCAAATTTACAGGTTTATTTCCAGAATTGGAAAATACTTTTGCTTCCTGAATATGAGCAGGTGTAGATTTACTAACAGGAATTTTAATTGCCATAGATATTACCTCTTACTTATATTTAATGACCTTGATAACTGGCATATGAAGTTCCATCATCAATAATCATTGTATTATTAGGATATAAACCACTATCACCAGATTTCTCACTAATAATAGGTACAGTAGAAGTTCTGTTGATAATAACAACATCATTTCCAGCTTGCTGCTGTTCATACATGGCATAAGATCTAAGTACCTCATCATTATATTTGTTACCCATTTGCATACTCATTGTTGCAACCTGATATTGCCTTTCAGTTAAAGGTTGACCAGGAATAAATCTTTCACCAGCAATCTTTATATAATTATCTGTATAAGAGTAATTAGTAGATGGTATTTGTCGCCTTTGTCGTTCTCTACCCCACCTCTTATCTCCACCACCACTTATAGGATCAAATTGGAAGTTACCTGCACCTCTCTGGTCAAAATCAGTAAGTCCCATCGTCATCCAATCAGTTAAACCAGCAAGTATTCTCAATGGTCCAAAACCTTTAGGACTTCCTGCAGGATTCTGTTTATCAAAATCAAACATACCAAATGTAGCAAAGTCTAATGCTCCACCTATACCTCTCTTCAATCCAAATCCAGATTGCTTCTCTCCTCTCTTTGCTTGCTCATTACGAGAACCCCATGCCTTATCTTTACCACCAAAGATAGGATCAACTTGCATAACACCAGCACCCCTCTTATCAAAATCAGTTATACCAAGTGTAGCATAATCCGCTAGTCCTCCTGCTATTCTTCTGATACCAAAATCTTTCGGTGCTCCCTTACGATTTTGCTTATCAAAATCAAACATACCTAGTGTAGCAAAATCTAATGCTCCACCAATACCTCTCTTCAATCCAAATCCTGACTGTGCTTCACCTCTCTTTGCCTGTTCATCAGCAGCACCCCATGCCTTATCCTTACCACCAAACATAGGGTCAAGTTGCATAAGACCAGCACCTCTCTTATCAAAGTCAGTTATGCCTAGTGTAGCAGCATCAGCAAGTCCTCCTGCGATTCTTCTGATACCCCAATCCTTTGGTGCTCCTTCACGATTTCTCTGATCAAAATCAAACATACCACCTGTCATAAAATCAAGAGCACCAGTAATACCTCTCATTATTCCTTGAGGTTTAGTATCATTTGCTATCTGTTTAAGTTTTTTAATAGTAAAATTAGTATTAATAAACTCTTCAGTAGAAAGTTCATCTTTTCCTGGATAGGTTCCTGATATTTTAGTTCCTTGATAATTTCCATCTTCATCCTGAAGTTTTGGATTATAGACATGAACAAATCTTTCCATTCCATCTTCTAAATCTCTAACTTCAAGACCTTGTTCCTTAAGATAATCAAAAGGAGTCATTTTACCCTCAGTACTACCAGTATCACTTCCTTTCTGTAGTTTACCATCCTTAGTATAACCCATTCCATCAGTACCTTTTTCACCATACAAACTTCCCCATGATCCTTTATCATCACTAATCAAACCTAGAAAATCAATAGCATTAAGTCCCTGTCTAAGTTGTTCTCTAATTCTTGCATCAAACTTAGCAAGATTTTCTGCTTGCTTCCTCTTACCTTCTTCATCAAGGAAGGGGAATCGTATTAACTCTATGATCATCCTAAAAGGAGCTCCAATAATATCAAATATAGCACCAATAAATCCAAAGAATCTATTCAATACAGTCATTATTCCTGCTGCTGCCGCCCAGAAATATTTTCTAGGATCAGTCCACCACTTATCCTTAGCCTTCTTCTTCCAATTCTTCTCTCTTTCTAAACCCCATTTATTAAGTTGACCCATACCTTCACCAAGACCAGACGCAAGAAGTCCAGCACCTGCTACAACTGCAGCCGTTGCACCTGCTCCCATACCTGCTGCCTGTGCTGCAGTACCACCTACACCACCTGCACCTCCTGTAGCTCCTGCAACTGATGCTATTGCTGATCCACCCTTCAACCATGCTATCAATTTTGTTACCATCCCTACTCCACCAAGAGCAGTAAAGACCATCCCAACACTAACAATAGCATTTATTACCTTGTTCAAAATACCCAAGAAAGAATCAAATACTTCTAAACCTTTCTCACCAAATACATTCTTTACCAATCCTCTCATTCCATCTACCAATTTATATGCACCATCAATTATACCAACTACAAGATTTAAAACCCATCCCAGAATATTAATAGCAACATCAACAACTTTAGCAAGAGATCTAAAAATCTTTGATAATGGTCCTTGCATCTTCATTATCGTACCAAGAAAACCACCTACAAAAAGTGCCAAAAATAAACTCTTAAGTTGCTCCCAAAAACTTTTAACTTGTTTTGGTATAGGTAATTTAAATCTATTCTCTTTCTTTTCTTTACCTTCAATTTCATCTTCTTTCTTATCTCTCTCAGATTGTTCTAATAATTTTCGATTTTCTTCTTGCTGCTGCTGTTTATATGCATAACTTCCCTTAAGTAACTTCTCAGTAGATATAACATTAGTTTGAATACGAAGTAAAACATCTTCAACACCATCACTTGTATTACCAGTAGAAGGAGTCGTAGATGATGTGTTTGGAGAAGGAGCAAAAGGTACTAATGCAGAACTAGGACGCACTCCTGCTTCTCCACCACCAAAATACGAACCAATGTCAGGATTCTCATGCCGAGGATTCTTAGGTGCATTCTTTCCACCTTTCCTCTTAAACATTTTTCGTGCCATACGAGCACCACGACCAGTAGTTCTAGCAGCACCACCTACTACTCTACCAGCACCCATTAATCCTTTTCCTAATGCTGCCCAGACCATGTTATACCATTATCCCCAGAGTTTTAATTTTATCCCTTGATCTCATAGCAATAGGACTAAAATCAGGAAGTGGAGGTGCAGACTCATTACCTCCACCTAAAGGAATCGGAGCACCAGAATCATTCAAATTCATTGTAGTAATATTTGGTTTACCTGCTGCACCTCCAACAACTGGAGGAGTTATGTCAGCAGGTTTTAATTTCCCACTAATCTTTGGAGGTTCAGATTTAACTTCAGGTTTACCCTGATTATCAAAGTCCCACCTGTTACCAGTTAAAGCATCAGCAGTACCACCAACAACTTTTCTTAGTAAACCACCACCACTCTTATTATCAAAATCAAACATACCAAGTGTTGCAATATCAGCAATACCACCTATTAACCTACCAAGACCCCCACCCTTCTTACTCTCACCCTTCTTACTCTGAAAACCCTGTGGCTGTAAAAAATTGGCGGGATTTTTTTGCGACTTATTTGGAATCGAACGTCGTTTTTCCCCTGAGTAATTTGAATATCCCTTTATTTTAAGATTTCCTTTTCTATCTGTGTAGATAGCCTCTGCTGGAGTTCCTTGCAGTATCAGTATTTGTTTCCGTATTTCATTAGCCTCAGGTGAATTGCGACCATGTATACTTTTCTGAATCATTAGATGCTTCTCTAATTTCAATCTCTGTTGCATTTTCTCAGCATTTGATTGATTCATATTACCAGATGTTACCTGACCTCCTTGCAAAGTAGCATTCTGCTTGGTACTAAACGAATTGTAATCTTCAGCCCGTGGAGTAGGAGTACTTAAGAATTTACTAGTGTCAATTTTACCCCCTTCACCTACAGTTTTTTCACTAGTACTTTTCGGAGTTCTACTTCTTCGTGGATCAGATTTCCACATTAAATTAGTCTGTGGTTGCTGTATACTCTTCTGCATCTTCATTAATCTTTTACCTGCAGAAGATGATATTATTCCAGCATCAATTTTTTCTTGAATAACTAAATCATAATGTTCACTTCCTGGTAGATACTCACTATAGAACATAGATCCCAATTTTGCTGCTTCAGTTTTTAATTCTATAAGTTCTTTCTTTTCTGCAGGAGTCTCAGCATAAAATTCCATCTCAGAAATTTCATCTTCTAATTTATTAATCCTCATTTCATTATCATATTGTTCTTGACTCACATTACCACTTACTACCCTCCCATTTCTAGTATTAGCATTCCAACCCCAACTAGTCTCCTGAACCTTTCCACCATTATTAAGATACTGAACCAGACCACCATTCCTAAATGACTGAGTAGCATTGGTAACATTATTATTATTAGTAGTCTTATTACCTTTACCAGTTATCTTTCTCTCTATATTATCACCGATCTCTCCACCTGCTGCACTACC